ATTGTCGTGCCCAGCGATCGCCGCGTTGGCACGGCTGCCGATGCCGACATGATTGTAGCCGACCGACACGTACAGGGCGTGATAGCCGAAGCCCGCGCTGTCATGCATCGATCCTTGATACCCTGCCTGATGCCCGTGCAGATCGTTGTTGCCGCCCCAGCAATATTTGCCGGCTTCCCAGCCCACGTAGTTGCTCTGGCCCGATGGCAGGAAGCGCAGCACCGTGGCGTTGGCGCTGTGCGCTTGCGGCGACGATCCGTTCGCCGCGCGGACATCGAGGCCGATATGTGTCGCATCGACGTAGTGGCCCTGAATAACTTCCTGGTCGATGCGGAAAAACACCGTGCCGTTGGCGTAGTTCAGCGTGCTCGGAGCCCACGGCGTCGCGCCGGCGACCGCGACGCTGCCGGTCTGGCTGCTGGTGATCGCGGCCGTCAGCGTCGTCGTGTTTGTGTCATAACCACCATCGGCGTAAGCGCCGGCCTGATATCCGAGCGCGTTGATTTGCGTTCCGAACGAACCGAACCCGGCCCACCGGCCGACGAAAGTCGGCGCATAGGCGATGGCGTAATACCCAGCCTGCTGGCCGATGAAAGTGCCGGAATATGCCGAGACGCCGCGCCCGGCGCGCTCGCCGAACGCGGCGACGTGATCCGGCAGTTCCCAGGTCGCACCCGCCGCGATGAGATCCGGCGTGACCGCCGCAACCTGCTGCAGGTTTACATCCGTCGAGTACCCGCCGGCGCCGGCATAATAGCCGCACACCATGCCGCGCCACGCCATCGGCCAGTCCACCAACTGTCCAATCGCCATCGACGGGTATTCGTCGCTGAGGCTCGTGACGTAGATCAGGCCGGTGCCGAGGCTGGCGCCGATGAAGCTCAGTGTCGCCTTGACGTCGGTTGCCGGATCGCTGCCTTGCACGAGGTGGATGAACTCGTTCCCCGTGAGCGAGCCGGCATCCGGCAATTGCAGCATCGTCATCAAGGAAAGGTCGGACGTGTCCATGCGATCAGACCGCGAGCTCGGGAACGGGAATGAACGGCATGCCGCCGAAATTGGCGACATTGCCGAAGGCAATGCAGGTGTTCTGTTGCTTGTCGCAGCCTGGGTAGGCCGAGAACGTGTCGCCGGCCAGGATGGGGAAGGGGAACGGCGCCCGCAAATCCGGTATCGCCGGAGCGCCTGGCGCCCAGGACAGGATTTGCCGCGCGTAGCCGGCATTGTTGCCGCTCGTCATCACAAGGCGGCCGAGGTTGTACGTGCGCGAGCCGCCGGGGGCGGAAACCGTCGCCGACAATTGATTGCTGTTCGCGCTCGGGGCGGTCGCGACGGTGCCGCTGACGGCGAAGCTCGCCGCGCTCAACATGCATCCTGCACTGAACAACTGCCAACGGCATGACGCCTGGTAGAGATTCCGCGGCATGTTCTGATTGAGCAATTCAAGATGGGAGTTGATCGAGATGACCGCATTCGAGCGGCCCAGATCGATTTCGGCGACGCGGCCGGTGAACACGTTGACGATGCCGAGCGGCGACAGGCTCGACGCGTAGGCGAAGCCGTCGCGGTTGTCGATGAACGCGCGATCGACCGCGACCACGGCGCCGTCGAGCGCGCCGGCGCGGAGTGCCGCGAGGAACCCTTGGTTGCCGATGGTCGCCTGCGGCGACGGGGTGCATATTACCTGCCAGGTATCGACATCGAGCCCGACCTTCCAATGGCCGTAGGCCTTGTTCATCAACTGGTCGAAATAGACCATCTTCGACGAATAGGTGACCGGGCCGACGATCGTCGGTGCCGGCGGCAGGGGCGGTCCGGTGTTGACCAGCGGCGCCCCGGTGTTGGCATAAGGCACCGTGACATCGACATCGGCCGTGGTGAACGCCAGGTAGGCACCGCCGTTGATGGTGCCGGCTGGAACAAAGGTGTAGAGGTCGCACAGAATCACGGAACCGGGCTTGGTGGCGAGATAGGCCGCGAGCGCGCCCGTCGAGGTCTCGTACTTTGCCGCCTTCATCAAATCACCTTCATCGTCGTGAAGGTCAGCTTCTTCAGTTCCCAGAAATTCAGCATGAAGCTGGAGAACTCGGCCGAGTCCTCGTCGAACCGGCACGGCCAGTTGTATTGGAAATCCGCCGTGACAGGCGCGCTCGCCGCCGGCGCGTTGCCGGCGTTGAACAGGATCCCGTAGGTGAACCCCCAATTCGGATCGGTCTGGAACGTGTAGTTTGACGATGGGACGGTGACGCCCGAGACGCGCACCATGACGGAGCTCTGCGTCGCATCCTGGGTCGGTTCGGTGATGGTGCCGAGCGTGCGCTGAAAATTGAAGGTGCGGGTGGCGCCGTCGCCGTAGCCCAGGAGCTGTCCCGCCACCTGGTTGTCGTAGAGATCGTTGAAATGAAATGGCAGTGCGGCGCCCGCGACCGAGCCGAAGAAGCTCAGCAGCACCTGCCAATCCTGATTGGCCGAGCCCGAGCCGAGATAGGAGAAAGCAAGGCTGTAGCGGTACAGCGCGAAAGTATAGAGCTGGAGGCGCGTCTCCTTGCCGCTGATCGCTTGCTGCTTCAGCGTGCTGTGGATCGGGGCGCGGCCGACCGGCCAGGCCAGCCCTTGCAGCGATGGGAATGTCGGGATTGTCGGCATGGGCAGGATCAGCCCTCCGAGGCCGTTGAGAAAAACCAGCGTCGAGCCATCGAGCGTGGCGAGCGTGTTGAGCATCTGGTCAATAATTTCCCCGCGCGCTCGGATTGGCGGCGAGATAGGCGCCGAGATTGCGCGCGAACTGCCGCATGATCGCGGGATTGTTGAACAGCGCGACCACCGACTTGCCGTCGAGCGCCGAGATTTGCGGCGCGAAGGTGATCGAGGTGGCGCCGATGGCGGTCGCGCCGCCATCACTACCGCCGACGGCGCTGCGCAAGCCTGAGGCGAAGCTCTCCGGCACGATTGTTTCGCCGGCGTGAAGCACACCGAGCATGTCCTGCGGAATGCTCCAGGCGCCGACATCGAAAGCGGCAATCGAGCCTGCCGCGCCATAGACCGCGGCTTCGCCCGCCGCCGCCGGCCCCGCCGCCGCCGGACCCATGAGCGGGCTCAAGAAGGCGAAAATCCCCGCGAAGGTCTGCCCCGCATCGACCGCGATCGATTTGACCGCGCTCGCCACCTGCGCAACGAGGCTGGTGCTGGCGCCCGCGGTCTCGGCGGAGGTTCGGGCGGCGACGCCGGTCGTCGTCGCCGTGGTCTTGGCCGCTTCCATCACGAGATGCGCGAGCAATCCCTCCTGTCCTGCGATTTGATCGGTGTTGACGCCGAGCGCGCTGAGCAAGGCGTAGTTCGTGAAATAGCGCAGATCGTTGGCAATCTCGGCCTCGACCAGCCGTGACGCCATATCCAACAAAGACTGCGACAGCGATTGCCGCCGCGAGAGAATGCTTTCGACGAAGGTGTCCTCCGCGGCATCGATCTCGCGCAGCATGCCGCTCCACGCCTGCAGACTGCTGCGCGCGCTGCTGCTGCCGGATTTCTCAATGGTATCGAAGAACGCTTCGGTGTTTTTCGCGGCTTCGGCGAAGACCGGGCTGAGCTCGTCGGTTGCGACCAGCCGGATTTCGACGGTGTTGTCGGCCATCGAGCGTTATCCTTTTGCGCGCGCCAGGTTGGCGACATTCAGCGTGCCCGCCGGCGCCAGCGCCGCCAGCGCGTCGAACGGCGATGCGGCCGATTCGCTCGAACGCGACGGCTTGACGCCGAGCAGCGCCCGCAGCAGCAGATTCACGGGTGGATAATCCTGCCAATAGCGTTTGAGGGCGCGGTAGCGGGGGATGGTCAGCGCGTCGACCTGGGCCCATCCCAACCGGTCGCTGCGATGATCTGGGCATAGAGAAAATCCCAATCCTCGGGCTTTGTGCCGAGGTTCAATCCCCCGCTTGCGCTTCCCCCGGGACGGCATCTCCGACATAGCCGCTGAGACGCAGCACGGCGCGGGTCGCGGCGACGATTTCGTCCTTGCCGCCCTCGAGATCGAGGATCGCGTCGCGGTTCAACGCCGAGTCGCTCCGCGACAGTGCGGCCGCGAGAATGTCGATCGCGGCGTCGAAATTGATCCGCGTCTTCGTGCCCGCCTTGAGCGCGTGGTCCAGCGCCGTTTCGATGTCGCGCAATTGCCGGAAGGTGAGGGGGCGGATGATGAATTGCCGCCCGCCCAACGCAATGGTTGCCGTCTCGGCCATCACGACGCCTCGCTGAAGGACCAGTCGAGGACATTGCCCGCCGCGTTCGCGAACACGGAAAAGTCCAGCTCGGGGACGGTGAAATCCTCCAGCTTGGTGGCGTAGGAGAGTTTGGAGCTGACGCAGTTATAGAGCGAAACGGTGACGGTCTTGCCCTGGAAGCTGGTGAAGAGCTGCGCCGAGAAGGTTGGCGTGGTGCCGATCGGCTGGTTGAGCAGCGGAATCTTCTGGCCGCCGCTCGAGGCGGTGTAGATGTAGTTGATCAGCACCGCCTTGCCGGCATCGGCGGCGTTGAAGGTATAGACCCCGGCGCTGACGCTGTATTGGCTGGCGCCCGGCGTGCTCGCCACCAGCGTCAGCGGCAGGCCGCTGGCGGCATAGACGACGCCATAATCGGCGACGAAGCTGCCGGCGTGCGCGACGCTGATGGTGTAGGGCGAACTGGCCGGCACGGTGTCGGCCTCGCCGAACGACGAGGCGGTATAGCTGCTCGACAGGGTCATGCCGAAGAACAAATTGTTGAAGGCGAGGCCGCTGATCTGCGCCATCTTGGCCTTGCCGGTCATCTTGGCGGTGCCGCGGCCGATGGCGATGGCGAATTGGTTCTGCCCGTACAGCTCCTTGGTGGTGTAGCTCAGATCGAGCTGCACTTCCTGGACCAGGCCGAAATTGATCGGCGTCGAATCGGCGATGTCGGTGCGCGCACCCAGGAGCACGCCCGAGCCGAATTGGAAGATTGCCATGACGTTGGCTCCTTTGTGTTGTGAAGGGCGTCATGGCCGGGCTTGACCCGGCCATCCATCTTTTCGGATGGACCCGCGGGTCGAGCCCGCGGGTGACGGACGCAGCCGCGTTACGAAACGACGATTCGGATCGGCACGATGGCGACCGACTGGCCGCCCAGCGTGCCCTCGTCGGTTTCGATCTTGCCGTTGATCCAGGCCTGGTAAGCGAGGCCGCCGAGGCTCTGAACGTTGGCGGCGAGGTCGCTGCCGGCTTGGGGCGCCAGAGCCGCCTCGATGGCATCGAGTAGTGGATTGAGCACCGTGGTCGGCGGCGTCAGCTCATCGGGCGCGTGGCAATAGACATAGGCGTCGACATCGCAGGTCCATTTCGTCGGCAGGCCGCGCTTTTGGTCGGCGGTCTCGCTCTTCTGCGCGATGAACAGCGCCGGCTGCTCGGCGGCGGCGACATCGGACCAGTGACGCAGGCGCCGGGTCGCGGTGGCGAAGCCGGCGCAACCGGCGAGCAGCGCGAACAGCGCCTCATAGATAGGCTCGCGGTTCATAGCGCCGCTTCCTCGGCCGCGGCGGCGTCGATTTGCGCCAGCGCTTCGGGCGCGACCGCGGCGAGCGCCGAGCGCAGATAGGAATGCGCGGGATAATCCACCCGCCGCGCGAACGAACGCACCGTGACCGCGCGCGGCGCGATCGGTCGGCCGAACGCTTCCTTGATGGTGCGCAGATGCGCGCGTACCGTCTCGGTGCCGTGCCAGCCATATTCCTGATAGGCGGCATAGGGCACGCCCGCAATGCCGACGGCGACGCCGACATCGTTGCCTGCCGACGTGACGGCGACATCGACACCCGCCGCCAGGCGGCCCGAGCGTTTGCGCAGGACCTTGCCGCCGAGATTGTCGCGGACAGTGTCTTGGAGCGCGATGCCGAGCGTTTGCATCACGCCGAATAACCGCGCCGACAGCCGATCCGGAAACGACCGCAGCGCCGCGACGGTGTCGGCGCCGCTTCCGATCTCGAGCGCGATCATGGCGTAAAGTTCCGGCGATATTGGTCGATCAGGGTCTGGACGTCGGCCGGCATGTCCTTCTGGGTGAAGGCGACGATTTCGCCGGCGAGATTCTTCGACACCTGCCCGATCCGGTCGCGCTCCTTGTAGCGCAGGCACACCAGCTCGATGCAGGCCTGCGCGATCTCGGGCGGCGTCGATGCGTAACCCGCGGTGTACGACACCACAACGTTCTGGAAGCCCGGCGTAAACCGCGAGCCTTGCAGATAGAGCATCGTCGGGCTGAAGACATAGCCCCGCATCACCGCGTCCGGCGCCGGCGGTATCTCGATCCCGTCGATGGTCAGGCTTGCCACGGCGGTGACGGGTGCATTGGCCAGCACCAGCCGCTGGCCACCGTTGCCGTCCCGCGTCTCGACATAGGCCGTCGCGGCGATCTGGCGGTTGAGCCAGGTCTGGATGAACTGGCTCGCCGCCGTGATCAGCCCCGTCAGCAAGGTATCGTCGGCCGTCGTGGTCAGCGGCGGCGACAGCCAGCCTTTGACATTGTCGAGCGTGGTAAGATCGCCGGCCGCCATCGCGCGCCTCTTCCGTCAGCCGTTGGCGATGTTGGTGATGGCGCCGAGCGCGAAGGGCGCGTAAATCGCCAGCACTTCCTCGGCATAGACGCCGACCTCGCGCTGCCGCGTGCGCAGCGGCCAATCGACCCGGTAGTAGTCGCGACGGGTCTTGATCTCGGCGACGTTCGGCACCTCGTTGGACTGATAGGCCGAGGGCAGGCGTTCGCACCAGCCGATCAACGTGCCCGGCGGCAGGTCGGGATGGACCTTGACCGGAATCTTGACGCCGCCATCGAGCGCGAACGGGTTGAAATAGAACTCGACCGCGCCGGCGGCGACGATGGCGTAGGGGTCGGGCCCGTCCGCCGACGCTTCGTAGCGCAGCAGCGGCGAGGCGGTGCTCGACAGAACCTTCGCCGTGATGTTCTTCAGCTCCTGACTGTTGACGTAGAGCACCGTCGGCGACAGCCGATAGTTGTCCCACATCGATTGCAGCATCGTGTCGATCTCCTCGATCGAGCCGCGGCCCGAGGAGGTGAGCGTACTGCCGATGCCGGCGGTGCCGGTCGCCAGGGTCTGGACATAGGCGTTGTTGGCGGGGTTGAACGCCGCGGTCAGCAGCCCGTCGAACGCCAGGCTGGCATTCGCCGAGCAATCCGCACTGACCGCTGAGGCGGCCTGGCGGCTCGAGGCCAGCGGTGCATTGAACGCTGTGCTATTGATGCTGCTGATGGCTTGCAGCGTCTCGGAACCCGCGGTGCCGACGAACCAGGCATAAGCGACGGCGCCGGCGATCGGCGTCACCGAGGCGTAGAGCGTCTGGCCCAGCGTCACCGCCTGGGTCGCGTTCGCCGATTTGTTCGAGGAGCCGGCATTGAGCGTGTATTGGTTGCCGTCGGCGCCGGTGAACTGCGTCGCGGTGGCGATTCCGCCGGCGAGGCTCGAATTCTTCCAACCCTCGAACGTCAGCGCGACAACGATCGCCGAGTAGGTTGCTGCGGGCAGGGTGGCGCCGGAACCGGAAGCGGACAAAGTCGGTGTCGGCGCGGTGCCGAGCGCCAGCGAGGCGTTGCCGCCGAGGATGCCGCACTCCTCCTTGCGCATCATCTTCTGCAGCAGGCGCAGCGTCATGGTGGCGTCGAGATCCTCGAAGCCTTGCGCCGCCGCCTCGGCCTCGAAGCTCAACTGATCTTCCTCGCCGAGCGTGACGAAGGTCGCCGATTTGGTCGTGGTGACATAGGACATGCGCGCCGAGCGTTGGCCCTCCGGGACCCAGCCCATCGCATCGTAGCCGGAGCCGACAATGGCGTTGACCGCGCGCCAGCTCGTCGCCGTGCCGGTGCCGCCGCCGACCCGTGCGATCGAATTGCGCAGCGGCGTCACGGTGGGATAAAGATTCTTCGACGGCGCCTGCAGATCGATGGCGGTGAGGCCGGTCGAAAGCGTGATGCTCTTGGCCAGGTCGCCCTTGGCGAGGGCCTGCTTCATCAAGGCAAGCGTATCCTGCGTGACGTTACCGTTCATGTCGGTCTCCGTTCAGTTATCGGGTGGATTCAGCGCGTAATCGGCCGCGGAAAGCGCAAGGCCAGCTTGGTCAGTTCGAGGGCGCGGCGCTCCGCCGGCAGCGCTTGGAGGCGCGCGACGAAATCTTCGATGGTCTCGCCCGTGGCCGCGCTCCCGCCATCCTGTTCTTTCGACACCGCGACGGCCTTCGCCAGCGCCCGCGGCGGCAGCGGCTGCGCTTCCAGCGCTTCGAGCCGCTTGGTCAGCGCCGCCATCTGTTCGGTCAGCGGCATCAGCTTCGCCAACGCGTCGACATGCGCGTGCTTGCGCGGCTCGCCGAGACACTCGGCGCCGAGCTCGACGGCGAGGTCGTGAAGCTCTTGCACCCGCGCCAAATCCTCGCGGCTGTGCCGGGCGCCCGCCTTGAACAATTCGATCACCGCCTCGGGATTGGCGGGGCGATCGACCAGGCTGATTTCGAGCAGATCGACGCCGGTGATGACGTGCTTCGCATCGGGATCGCGGGCCGTGACCCGGCCGCCAATGGAAAAGCCTTTGTAGACGCCCTCGACCACCTTCTGCCACGCCTCGTCATCGACGATCCGCGCGGCGAGATGCAGGCCCTTGTCGTCGAGCTCGGCGGCGCGGGCGACCCCGACCGCGGAGGGCTGATGCATCTCGCGGATATTGGCGAAGCGCATATAGTCGGGCAGGGCGGCCTCGATCGCCTCCTTGCGCACGATCTCGCCCTGGCTGTCGAGCGCCTCGGTCGAGGCATAGCCGAACACCAGGCGCTGGGTTTCGTCGATCTTGGCGATCGGCGCGAAAAGTCGCATATCGGTATCTCCAAGGAAGCGGTGAGGGTCTGCGCGATGCCGCGATGGTCGAAGTTGGTGCTCGTGCTATTGCTGGCGCTCGTCGCCCCGCCCGTGGCTGCGGCCGTGCCGGACTGCGGCAATGCCGAGACCCAGGCCGCGCTCGACATCTGCGCCGCCAAGGATCTGAAGGCGGCCGACGACGCTCTGGCCCACCTACGCAAGCAATTGGCGAAGCAAATCGGTGACGCCGCGACTAAGGTCGCGCTCGATGAGGCGCAGAAGACCTGGGAGGCCTATCGCGACGCCGAATGCAGATTCGAATCGAGCGGCGTGGCCGGCGGCACCGCCGAGCAGATGGTGATCGCGCTGTGCATGACCGAGCGGGCGAAAACGCGCTTCCGGGTACTGAAGCGCATCCTCGATTGCAAACCGGACGACCTCACCTGCCCGCAGCTCAAGCGTTGAGTGGCGCGTCGGCCGCCCCATAGACGCCGTCGCGGAACAGCGCGCGCTCCGCGCGCCGCCGCCGCGCCAGGCCGGCGCTGACCGTGGCGACGCCGTTCACGCCGATCTTGTCCCAGGCGAAAAACTGCGCGGCGGCGCCGGCAAAGTCGCCGGCATTGAGCTTCGACAGCAGGGTCGAGCGCCCGAAATGCCCGGCGCCTTCGTTGAAGTTGAAGGAGACCAGCGCGTCGAATTCGGCCTGCGTCAGCGCCACGGTAACGAGGCGGCGCACCGCAGCCTCAGCCTCAGCGGCGTCGCGGCGCAACAACGCCAGCGCCACGTCGCGCCCGATGCCGTCGGGATAATCCTCACCCGGCCGCAGCGCATGGCCATAACCGATGGTCGCGACGCCGGCGGCATCGTCATAAACGGCCGCGCAGAACCCCTCCTGCGTGGCGATGAAGTCCAGCCCCGCCGCACTCAAGGACAAGCCCTCATTCATCGGCCACCATCCGTCCCAGCGGCATCGCGCCTGTGGCGGTGACGATCATCGGCGTGCCGCCGCCCGGCACCGGGTCGAGGCCGATCTCGGCGCGCACCTCGTTGATGGTCTTGATGCCATTGGCGACATAGGTGTGCGCCACGTTGGCGGCGACCGCGGGGTCGGGCGCGCTGTCGTCGCGCCACTGAAATTCGAGGTCGGGCGCGTCGAATTCGGTGACGATGATGTAATCGACGAGCTGCTTGATCCAGCTCTGGATCGGCGCCAATCCCTCGGACAGTGCCGTCGCGTGCGCCGTATCGGCGGTGGCGCGGTTCATATGCTCGACGAAAGGCTGCGGCGAGATCGAGAAGGCGAAGCACACCACCCGCGCCAGCCATTCGTCGTAGTCGTTCTTGAGCTCGGCGTCCTTGGTCGGGATGAAGGTCTTTGCGACGCCACCCGGCACGAACTTGGCATGCCGGCGCTGGCCCAGATTGCCTTCCAGCAGCGCGTCCCAATATTGCTGGAATTCCTTGATCTGGTTCGGTCCCCAGCTCTCGGGCGTGCCGATCAGCGCCTCGGGCACGTTGCCTTCGGTATAGTACGAGAGCTGGAACAGCTGGCGGCGCAGCGCGATGTTGACCGTCATCACGATCTGCTCGACCGGCGAATAGCCGTAGATGCGATGGGCGCGCAAGTTGCGCGGCCGATAGAGCAGGTCGCTTGTGGTAAGGTCCGCCGCGGGCAGGCCATGCAGCACTTGCTGATAGGCCGGGTCGGGCGGGGACGGCGTGCGGCCGTCTGCGTTGAGGAGGCGCTTCACCGTGGCGCCGTCGATCGGCTCCAGCGCATAAAGCCGGCCGGCCCGGGTGCGGCGCAGATAGAGCGCCGGCGCGTCGATGACGAACAGATCCTCGAGCAATTGCCGCAGCCAGCCGGACCAGAAATTCGTCCGGTCGGGCATGCGGAAGAAATCTTCGATGTCGGCGATGCGCGGATCGCGGCGGCGCGCCGCCGGTTCGCCGTCGGGCAGGGCGCGACGGCGGATGGTCCAGTCGAGCCGTTCCACCTGGTCCTTGCGCGTCTCGATCACCGTGCGCACCAGGTCGCAGGAATCGGCAAGCGCGCGGAGCTGCGCGAACGAGATCGGCTCGTCGGCGCGCGGCCGCGTCTCGAGATTGTAGCCGACCGGATAGTCGAACTGGCGGCCGGCGACCTCGGGCGGCGCCTGCGGCGCGAGCGGCTGGAACGGGCCGAACCAGGTCGAGGGCGTGACGCCGCTGATGATATAGCGCAGGCCGTCGCGCGCCCGCGCGATCATGCCCGGCGGAATCGGCGTCGCGGTACCGGCTGGAGGCATTCGTTCCTCGTTGAAAAGAATTGTGAACCGCCAAGACGCCAAGGGGCCAAGGTGGCCCTTCGTGTTTCTTGGCGCCTTGGCGGTTAACGGTCTTTGTCTCGTTCCCGCACCAGGCCTTTGTAATATTCCAACAGCCCCATGCCGCTCTGCGCGACCATCAGATCGGTCAGCGCCCAGACCAGCGCATCGACGCGGTCGGGCGACGGCCCGTCGCCGGCACGCGCGCCGGTGAAGGCGCACATCTGATCCTCGAGCGCGGTCAAGCGGCCGACATGATGGACGCGGCCCTGCTCGTAGAGCGCGGCCACCGGCTCGGCGCGGACGCGCTTGCCGCGGCTGGCATGCACGGCGCGGAACGCGACATTGGCGTCGATCACCCGCAGCGTAGCCTCGATCATCTCGCCGCCGTTGTTCGCTTCCGCGACGATGCGGTCGGCGCCATGGCTCTTATAGGCAGCGACGGCGCGCCGCGCCCATTCCGGCGGCGCGTAGCGGCCCGACAAATCATCGAGCACATAGCCGTGCCCGTCCTCGCCCAGCGCCGCGACGATGATTCCGGTTTCGTCCGCGGTCTCGCCCGAACTGGCCGCCGGGTCGATCGCGACCACGATGCGGGCCAGCGCCGGCGCCACCGGCACGCCGCCGCGCTCGAGCGAGTCGCGCGACCAAAGCGCGCCTGGAACGTCGTCCAGCAGCTCCGCCAGCAATTCCTGGCGGCCGAGCCGCGTGCCGCGATAGCGCGTGACGATGGCGTCGAAGAACGCCGGCGCCAAATTCGCGCGGTTGTCGAAACTGGTGCCGCGCGTCACCTTGACGGTCGGGTCGGTAATCAGGCTGCGCAGCAGACGGCCAGAGCGCGGCGTGGTGGTGACGACGCCGCGCGGATCGGCCCCGAGCCGCAGCCCGAACATCAGCATGTCCCAGGCTTCGTCATAGCGCCACGCCGCCAGCTCGTCGCACCAGGCGGCGTCGTGCTGCGGGCCGCGCAGCCGGTCGGGCTCCTCGGCGGAATAGGTCGTGGCGACGGCGCCGTTGGGCCAGACGATGCGCCGCTTCGACGGCAGATAGAGCGGCCGCGCCCGCTCCGGCGTCACCGCCAGGATGCCGCTCGCGCACCCATTCGGCGCCGGCGCGCGTCTTGCCGAAGCCGCGCCCCGTCTGGAAGCCGACATGTTCCGCGACGCTGCCGCCGGCAAGGGCGTCGTCGAACACCGGCCCGTTGCCGAGATCGGCATGGAGATATTCGAGCTTGGCGCTCCAATGCGGCGCAAAGGCGTCTTCGACGCCGGCGCCCGCAGTCCAGCCGACGCGATAGGTGCTGCCGGAGCCGCTGGCGCCGCCCACCGCCCCGCCTTCGCTGCCATGGAGGTCGCCGAAGGCGACGCCGCCGGTGGCGTAGGGCAACCAAGTGCCGAAGCCATAGCCGAATCGGCCGCGCACGGTGCCGAAATCGCGCAGCTTGGTGGTGCAGGCGCCGCTGCACGTCCCGGCGGTGCTGCCGCTCATGTCGGTCCAGGACATGTCGCCCTCGATGCCGACGACGAACGGGTTGCTCGGAAGCTGCCAATTATAGCCGAGCGTGCCGCCGACCAGGCCGCCGCTGGCGCCGAAAGAGCCGCTGTTGAAGCCGGTGCCGTCGCTGTGGCGCGAGGCGCCCCAGCCATAGCCGCCTTCGGCGCCGGCATAGGCGCCGGTCCAGTTCACGGTCGGCCCGCCGAACATCGGCATGGTTTGCGCCTGGGCGATGGCGCCGGCGCCGACCAGCGCCCCGAGCGACACGGTAGTCAGAAGGAGTTTCCGCATAATCCACTCTCACAAAGGGCCCTAACATGTCCTGACCCCTCGACAAATCGGGGTGGCGGCGAGGGCCGATGACGCCGTCAATGCTGCGGCATTAAATGAGGAGAGTGGCAATAATGCGATGATTCGCGCCCTATTTTTGCCAACGTGATCGGGGCCGCAGGCTGCGAAAGCCGGGAAGGGCAGTATCGGGTCGGCTTCGACGATCGAGCCTTAGTCTTCCGCTTGTTCGTCGGCGGGTTCTTCGGTGCCGGCTTCTTGGTTCAGCATTTCTTCGATGCGCGCCTTGAGGGCGGCGCGGGCGCGGCGCTGCTGTTCGTTGGAATAGTCGCCAGCGAAGGGAAGCGAGCGCGGCCGGAAGATGCCGAGATGCCGCGCGATGGCGTCGAGCGCGGCGCGCTTATCGTGGAGCTTGATGCGGCCGCGGCTCGTGCCGGTGCGCGACAGCTCGACGATCGCGGCGGTGTCGTCGGCGGAAATCTGGGTGTGCTCGCGCAGCTCGACCCCCTCCTTGCCCCACGCGGCGAGCCGGCCGATATCGCTGAAGGCGAGCCGCGCATATTCGCGCAGCACCCGGTCGGAATCGATCTCGGTGCGCCGCGCCCGAGCCGCCATGCCGGCCGCCACCGCGGCCGCGATCGCGGGCTTGCGCAACAGCACGAAACAGGCGCGGCGCGCATAGCTCTTGCGATACTTGGCGCGCAGCGCAGCCTGCGTCGCGTTGAGGTCGATCAAATATTCGCGGACGAAGATTTGCTGCTTCGGCGTCATGCTCGACTCAGGCCTTTAAGGCAATGGAATGAAGCGGTCGGCGTCTGCCGTGTCGTGAGCGGGGACCGCCCGCGCAGGATGGTCCGTCAGCGACCGACTTGGGTGGAAGTGACGGGCCCTTCGGGACCGCAAACGGCTTCGCATTTGCGCCGTCTAATTCCGGCGGCGCCGGCACGGCACTTGGCTAGCGACCGAAGGTTCGGCCCAAGAGCCAAATCATGCCGACAGCGATCGCGCCAAGAATGACCCAGGTGACCATCTGATTGTCGCCGAGCCAATCCATGAAGTCCGAATATTGCATTCTACGTTCCCCTCCATTTCAGGGGTCTGCGGCTCGTACCTTGTCTCGTTCCAGCGTGGCGAATATCGCCAGCGCCACGTCGCAACCCACGCGATCCAGTTTGCCCTTTTTACCCTAAGCCTTGGTAAACCCGTGTCGCGCCTGGCCGCAAGCCTGACATCCCACCCACCAGGCGGTGTACTTTCCGCCCCGCGCGATTTTCCAAACCGGTGGTTGATTTTGCCATCGCCGGTGCCTTGTGCATTGAGTCGGCGGGCGGGATATGCGACCAACGCGCATGGCAAAGCCGCGCGCGGGTCTCATCCTGATTCTGTTGCTGCCGGTCCTGGCCGGGTGCGGCGGGCCTACCTACAATCTCCACGCCATCGAAGCTTGCGCAAAACAGCATCCGCCGCCGCCCGAAGGCAATGTGGAGCGGCTGGGCCTGGTTCCGGTCTATCTGACGCGGACGTCCGCCAGCGACACTCCGGCGATGAAGCAATGGTACGTCACGATGGACCAATGCACGGCGTCGTACCGGCCGCCTTCGGCGAACACGGGAAAGTGACGGGCTAAATCAGCTCGGGATCGCCGCCCGGTTCACGCATTGTGCCGGATTCATAGCACAGAAATCCGGATTTGTCAAGTGAAAATCACGCTTTGTACGTCAAAAATACCTAGCGCAGGCCGAAATGCGCCTGGAGCGTGCCGAGGGCGCCGACCAGGATGCCCGCCGCCGTCTCCGGCGCGACCGGCCGGCCACCCCAGCCTTGGCCGGCGGCCCATTCCTTGACCGTCGTCTCGCAGCCGACGACATGCCAAACGCAGGAGCCGGCGGGCGAGGCGATGCCGCCGAGCGCCTGCAGCGCCGTCCACACTTTGGCGCGCGCCTCGGCTTGGCGCAGCGACAGCGGCGCCGCGTCGGTGCGATGGCCGGCGGGCACGCGGGCGAGGTCGGGAACGCGCAGCGGATCGAGGCTGGCGCGATGGAACAGGGCGCGGAAATCCTCCGCCGCCTGATGCATGGCGGGGGAGATGGTACCGCGGCGTAGCATCAGCGCCAGCGTGTCGAGGCCGCGATAGGGCCGCGCCGGCCGTCCCGCTTCGTCGGCGATGGCGCGGTCGAGCCGCTCCACCGGGCCGTGGCGCAGCCGTTCCGGCGTCGGGCCGGATTCGTCGTCGATGGCGCGTCCTTTGGCGCGAGCCCGGCTCATTCGGCGCCGCCATCGGCCGGCGTGGCGAGATCGAGACAGCCGGCGAGGTCGCGCGGCTCGTCGGCGCTGTCGAGCTCGGGCGGTTCAATGCTGGCGAGGAAGGCGAGCTCCGGCGGCAGCGGGCCGGCGCTGCGCGCCGCGTTCTCGAACCCCTGCAGCACGCTGGCCGCCGCCGCGGTGCCGGGCAGGACCTGACACAGGCGACGATGCGCGCGGCAATAGGATGAGCCGGGCAGGGCGGGCGCGTCGCAGAAGCGCCGCTCATCCTCGAGAAAATAGCCGCAGCCGGGCGGCGGATCGGGCGGAAACCTCGTCGTTTCTGATTTGTTCCCAATAATAGCCAAGCCATCGCTCGTGCGTGTCATCGCATCCCCCCAATCCCCGCTGATCCCCGAGAGGATGTTACACGCATATTACGGTGCAAAAGTCAAGCAAAAAGCGTGTAGCACGCGTCGCGGGTTGGCGATAGACTGGTACACATGCCAGGGGAAGTTTCGGCCGTCTCACGCCGGCTCAAGGAAATCCGACGCCGCGCGGGGCTGTCGATTCGCGAAGTCGCGGAAGCGCTCGGCATGGAGCACGGCAGCTCCTATCAGCATTACGAAGACCGCTACCGCAAACCGCTGCTGCCGCTCGATCTGACGCAGAAACTGGTGCCGATCTTCGCCAAGGCCGGGGCCGACCCCGCCGAGCTCTACGCGCTCGCCGGCGTCGATGCCACCGGCAGTCATCTGCTCGGTGCCGGCGTCGAGGACGAAGCCGCTTCGGGCCGCATCATCCGCATCGAGGAGATGGATGTGCGCGCCGGCGCCGGCGCGGGAGCCGGGCTGGCGAGCCAGGCGGAAAATGTCGTCGATACCTGGCAGATCCCGACCGCGATCATCCGCGCCTATTCCACCGCGCCGGCCAACGAGCTGCGCATCATCACCGTGATGGGCGACAGCATGGAGCCGGCGCTGCAGCCGGGCCAGCGCATCCTGGTCGATACCGGCGACAAGAAGCCCAGCCCGCCCGGCATTTTCGTGGTCTGGGACGGGCTCGGCCTGGTCGTAAAAAGAGTGCAGATGCTGCCCCATTCGGACCCGGTCCGGGTCAAGATCACCTCCGACAATCCGAAATACGACCCCTATGAACGCACCCTCGACGAGGCCTATATCCAGGGCCGCGTGATCGGCCAGTGGCGCTGGCTCTGAGGCTGTACGCAATAATTACGCAATATCCTTGAATTAGCGTACGCGGCGTCCCATCTCCTGTTCGATTACGAATCGGGGGAGGAGCACATGGCCGATGTCGCGCGGGCCTTGGCTGCATTGGAAGGGCTCGAGCGCCGCTACGACGGGCCGATCCCCGAGCCGCTGCGCCAAGCAGTGCGGTTCGGCTCGGCGCAGCGCCGGTTGCTGGCCGAGGCAGAGGGATAGGCCCGATTTTTTGCCGCGCTTGTCGCTGATCAGATCGAAGCCATCCGCCGCGCGCGCCAGATCGGCGCAGTGCCGCCGCGGCTATTCGCCGACCTGAAGCTCTATCGCCGCCAGGAATTATGGTGGCGGCGCGAGGCGTGGCGTCTCGCCGCGGTCACGCCGTCGGCAGGCGATGCTCCTTGAACATCTCGCGCAGCCGCGTCTTCAGGATCTTGCCGGTGCCGCCATGCGGAATCTCCGGCACGAAGACGACATCGTCCGGCAGTTGCCACTTGGCCAGCTTGTTGGACAAGAAGGTGAGCAGTTCGGCGCCCTGCGGATCGCGGCCTTCCTTCTTCACCACGATCAGCAGCGGCCGCTCGTCCCATTTGGGGTGCGGCAGGCCGATCACGGCGGCCTCGGCGACATCGGGATGCGCCATCATCGCATTCTCGACATCGATGGAGCTGATCCATTCGCCGCCGGACTTGATCACGTCCTTGCTGCGGTCGACGATCTGGATGTAGCCCTCGGGGTCGATCACCACGACATCGCCGGTCTTGAACCAGCCTTCGCTGTCGAGCGCCGCCTTGGTCGCCGCCTCGTCCTTGTAATAGCCGGCGACGATCCACGGCCCGCGCACATAAAGCTCGCCGCGCGTGACGCCGTCATGGGGCGCCAGTTCGCCGTCGAACGCGACGACCTTGCAATCGACGAGGCAGAGCGGAATGCCCTGGCGCGCGCGCACCCGATGTTGCGCTTCCTGATCCAGCGCCAGGTGTTGGCGCTTCAAGCGCCCGACCGAGCCGAGCGGACTCATCTCGGTCATGCCCCAGCCTTGCATGAACTGGACGTCGTATTTTTCGGCGAAAGTCTTGATCATGGCGAGCGGCACCGCCGACCCGCCCGACAGCACGCGCTTCATCGTGTCGAGGCGCTTGCCCGTCTGTTCGAGATAGTTGAGGCAGTTCAGCCACACTGTCGGCACGCCGAGCCCGATGGTGACGCCTTCCTGCTCGATCAGCTCGCACACGCTGGCGCCGTCGAGCTTCGGCCCGGGCAGCACCAGCTTCGAGCCGGCGAAGGCGACGCTGTACGGCACGCCCCAGGCATTGACGTGGAACATCGGCACGATCGGCAGCACACTGTCTGTCGTCGAGAAGCCCATCGCGTTGGCGGTGCACGCGACCATGCTGTGCAGCACCGTTGAGCGGTGGCTGTAGAGCGAGCC